ACCTTCTGAACCATCAATAAAAACTTATGATTTGGTGTCATCACAATCACCTTCATTGTATAAGGTTATGCCAGAATTTGATTTTGCATCACCACCAATTAATCCAATTGAATTGGCATCCTCTTTAGTAGAAACTTGCCGTAAATATAATGGACTCGGTTTGTCTTCCAATCAATGTGGACTTTTGCATCGTGTATTTGTAATGGGTACTGGTGATGAATATGTGGCATATTTTAATCCTAAATTAATTTCCACAGAAGATGAAGTACACATGGAAGAAGGTTGCCTGTCGGTGCCATATCTAATGTTAAACATCACTCGACCAAAAATGATAACGGTAGAATACCAAGATTATAATGGCACAAATCGCAATGCAACTTTTGATGGTATGACTGCAAGATGTTTCTTACATGAGCTTGACCATATGAACGGAATAATGTATACTGATAAAGTGAAACCTCTTGCGTTACAATTTGGCATCAAAAAGATGCAAAAGATGCATCAAAAGATTTCTAAACAAATGCGAATGATTACACAGATGAAAACTAAAAAATAATGGCCACACCTATAGATTATGTTGATGCTCAGTGGGACAAATGGCAAACACTTAATGATCCTACACGGTTCGATCATATAGACACCGAGCAACTGAAAGAAACTTTGGTGAAGGACCTCACATATGCATCCAAGATGGATGTGCGTGAGTATACCTTGTATCAGAAGTGGTTAGAAGTACATGAGAAATATCCCACCAGGACAATCACCACTTTGTTTGGTGATGATGTTCAATTGGTAGATGTTACGCAAAAGAACCTGGTTGATAAAGTTAAAAAGAATTTTTGGATGCCAGAAGGTCCAGATGATTATGAAAAGTTGAAACCTAAATTGGTTCTATCAAACGGACCTTTGGCTGAAACTTGGAACACAGTAAGAACATTTTCATCCACAATGAAGAATAATTCAAATATTGGTCGTAATCTATTCTACACCGTGGTTGATGAGAATAGTGATAAGTATCTCGGAGTTATCTGTATATCATCCGACTTCTTGGATTTAACTCCAAGAGATACTGCAATTGGATGGCCAAGAGATGTTAAGACACAACAAGGTATGATTAATCATACTGCTATTGGATCCACAATCGTACCATTACAACCATTAGGTTTTAACTATATGGGTGGTAAATTATTGGCACTACTCTGTCTTGCTGATACCGTTCAGAAAGATTGGAAGAGACAATACGATGATGTTCTCGTTGGAGTTACTACCACATCTCTTTATGGTAACACCAAAGCAAACGGACTATCTCAGTATGATGGACTTGAACATTGGAACAAGATGGGATTTTCTAGTGGTTCGGTTGCATTCGAACCTTCAAGAAAAACCAGAGCATTGATTTATGATTGGGTTAAAGAGAACTATCCACGAAAATATTTCGAATGGTGGGACGCAAAGAATCCAAAAGGTTTGCCACTTAAACGCGACCACAAAAATCGTACATTAAATTTTGCATATGGTAAGTTAGGTATTCCAAAAGAACTTATCCGCACCGAACATCAGAGGGGCATATACTTCTCTCCTCTGTATAACAACACCAATGAGTATCTAAGGAAAGAAATTGGTGATGTTGATCTGGTAAAATCATTTGATACCAGTGAAGAAACTTTGGCAAACATTTGGAAACAAAAATATGCCAAAGGTCGTATATCAATGTTGAAGAAAAAGAATAATGTCTCTTATGAGAACTTGTTCTATGATGACTTGATATATCTTGACTGGAATCAGACTAAAGAGAAGTACCTTGGCCAGGTAGGCAGGTAAACCCCCTATGGTGTTTTTGATTACCTTGAGCAACCTTGTACATATTACTTTTAAATAAACCATTTTCTTTACAGAATTTGGCCATATTTTTAATTGTAATTTGTATACCATTAGGGTAGGTTATCAACCATTCTTTAGAAATACTATTAGAAATTTTTTCCTTTTGTTTACTGGTGTTTGCAATACCAATATTCCAAGGAATAATACCTTTCATAGTTTTACTTATTTTATTTTTGGTTTGTTCAGTATGAGTTTTACCAAGATTTATCTGTCTTAATAATTCTTTGGTAGATTCGTGTAGTTTTTCACCTTTGACACCACCATATGTTAATTTGGCATCTTCAGGTAATTGAAATTGATGGTTTTTTAGACTTTCAAATATACCATCTTTATCAATAAATATGTTTGACATGAGCTGTGTTTCCTGTTAAAATATGAACATAGAGTAGGTGGGTATTACCAGTACCGTGACCTACACCTATTTATCCATCAGAATTCTGGTAGATAAAAACATATACCACAAAATGTGTTGCCAAATTCACTACATAATGTTATGATGTGACTACTTGCTGATTGCAAGGTTTTTTTAAATTTATTATTAGGAGTTCAATATGAACAACAAACTATCCGCTAAGGCGAAAATTCTCAACTTTCTGACCAAAACTACTGGTTACAACACACTATCCGTTGCACAAGCTCGTGCTCGTTTTGGTATCCAAAATGTTGCGGCTCGTATTGACGAACTTCGTAAAGAAGGAAATGTCATTTACACAAACACCAAAACTCGCGCTGATGGCAGCAAAGTTTCCGTGTACCGTGTAGGCACACCAACCAAAGCTATGGTTCGTGCAGCTATCAAATCTGGTTACAGCTTCACAGCTTAATTTTAGGTTATGCGGGGAGACCACATTAGTGGTTCTCCCTTTTTTTTTATTTTTGGAGAGATAATGGAAATTTCAATTAAAAAAGAAGAGCTTCAAAAGAAAAGTATTTTTGTTGCAACACCAATGTATGGTGGTATGAATCATGGGCTTTATGCAAAAGCTTGCTTAGATTTACAAGCGTTGTGTATGCAGTATGGTGTGAAAGTGAAATTCTCATTTCTTTTCAATGAATCCTTAATTACTCGCGCACGTAATTATTTGGTCGATGAATTCTTAAATCGTTCCGATTGTACACACCTGTTGTTTATCGATTCAGATATTCACTTCAACCCGCAAGACATTATTGCACTTCTAGCCCTAGACAAAGATGTTGTAGGCGGACCTTATCCTAAAAAGGCCATCAAATGGAAATCTGTGAAGAAAGCCATTGAAAAGAATCCTGACATTGATATAGAGTCATTGGAAAAAGTTACTGGTGACTATGTGTTTAATCCAGTAAAAGGCACCGATAAGTTTAGTGTTTCTGATCCACTAGAAGTTTTGGAAATCGGAACTGGTTTGATGATGGTTAATCGTGATGTGTTTGCAAAATTTGCAAACGCTTATCCTCAACTGCGTTACAAACCAGACCACGTTGGTCAAGCACACTTTGATGGTTCGCGTTACATTCATGCATACTTTGATACTATTATCGATAGTGTAGATAGTGCAACTGGTGGTGGTTCAGATCGGTATCTTTCAGAAGATTACATGTTCTGCCAACTCTGGCGTAAACTCGGTGGTTCAATTTGGTTGTGTCCTTGGATGCGAGCTGACCACATCGGCACATATCACTTCAAAGGCGATATGCCTGCTGTTGCGAATTTTGTCGGAGAAATGTAATGATTGTTGGTTTACTTGGATTTATAGGTTCAGGTAAAGGTACTGCCGGCGACATTCTGAAAGACATTGGATTTACTCCTATGAGTTTTGCCAAAGGTGTTAAGGATGTCGCCGCTGAAATGTTTGGATGGCCGAGACACTTACTTGAAGGTGACACGGAGGCATCTCGCATCTGGCGTGAACAACCGGATGCTTTTTGGTCCAAAGAATTTGGTAAAGACTTTTCTCCAAGACTAGCTCTACAGTTACTAGGCACAGAAGTTGGTCGTGATATTTTTCACAAAAACTTTTGGGTCATAAAAATGAAAAAATACTTTCATAGTAATCCTAAACAAAATTTTGTTATTACCGATGTTAGGTTCCAGAATGAAATAGATTTCGTAAATAGCCAAAACGGCATACTAATTGAAATCCAACGAGGTATTAAACCACACTGGTATAACATTGCAGCCTCCGCAAACCGCGGTGATTACAAAGCAATCCGACACATGGAAGAATTAGGAATACATCCTTCTGAGTGGAGTTGGATTGGCGGACAGATCGACCATGAAATTACAAATGATGGTTCTTTGGACGAATTAAAAAATAACATAATGAAATGCTTGACACGATCATTCGGACCAAGTATAATAAGTGAATTGAAAGAAGGAGTATCGTAATGAAACTATCAAATGAGACCTTGACGGTCCTTAAAAACTTTGCCAATATCAATCCCGGTATTGAATTTAAATCAGGCAATAAACTGACAACCATTTCGGCAACGAAAACTGTTTTGGCCAAAGCGGGAATCAAAGATGATTTCCCACAAGATTTTTGCATCTATGACTTGAACCAATTTCTATCTGTACAGTCTCTGTATAAAGATGGCGAAATTGAGTTTGATAATGAACATGTTATCTTTAAGTTGGGTCGAAAGAAACTGAATTATCGCAAGACAGCAAAAAGTATGATTGTAACACCACCTGATAAAGAGTTGAATCTTCCGTCAGTCGATGTTGAATTCACACTCAAAGAAGAAGAGTTGTCTTCTGTACTGAAGACTGCCAGTATTCTACAATCACCACACATCTCTATTCTTTCAGATGGTGAAAAGATTTATATCAATACCTGTGATGCAAAAGATAACTCTGCTCACATTGATTCCACACAAATTGCTGATGGCAATGGCAAGAAATTCAAGGCTTTGTTTTTGACTGAAAACTTTAAAATGATTTCAGGTACATATCAAGTACAAATTTCATCTAAGGGACTATCTTACTTTAAGAACACTAAAGAAGATATGCAATACTGGATTGCTATCGAAGCTAAAGAGTCCGACCTATCTTTTGGAGAATAATATGACAACTGTGAGTACACTATTCGGTTCTTTTGATAATGACACCTTGAAGAAACTCAAGGGTTATGTTGATGAGGCCGTCCTACACATGCGCCGGAATCAAACCAATAACGAAGCAATCAAAGATATCATTGATGCTGCTAATGATGAATTGAAGGTTCCAAAGAAGATTCTGAAACGCATGGCTAAAGTGCAATTCAAACAAAACTTCCAAACAGAAGTTGCTGAATACAAAGAGTTCGAAACTCTGTTTGAGAGTATGAACGGCATCAAGCCCTGACATACCTTATGTGCATTAACTCAATGCACAATTTATTATATATTATGGAGAATTTGAATGTCAGAACACATTTTGTGGGTGGAGAAGTATCGCCCTAAAACCATTGAAGATTGTATTCTTCCCGATGGTATCAAGGCAACATTTCAGGAATATGTAAACCGCAAAGAGATTCCTAATCTATTGTTATCTGGTTCAGCCGGTGTTGGTAAGACAACAATTGCAAAAGCCCTCTGTGAAGAGGTTGGTTGTGATTATATTATGATTAACGGTTCAGATGAATCTGGTATCGATGTTCTACGAAACAAAATCAAAAACTATGCGTCCTCTATGTCCTTGTCTGGTGGACGCAAAGTTATTATCATTGATGAGGCAGATTATCTAAATCCAAATTCAACTCAACCTGCGATGCGTGGTGCCATTGAGGAGTTTGCTTCCAACTGTTCATTCATCTTTACTTGCAATTTTAAGAACAGGATCATCGATCCTATTCATTCTCGTTGCACTGTTGTAGACTTCAAGATCAATGGTAGTAAAGCCAAAATGGCTGCACAGTTCTTTAAGAGAGTCGAATGGATTCTCAAACAAGAAGGTGTAGAGTATAATAAAGAAGTTGTTGCCGCTGTTATAACTAAACACTTTCCAGACAACCGCCGCATCTTAAATGAATTGCAACGGTATTCTGTGAGTGGAACAATCGACAAAGGTATCTTGGCTTCAGTGTCTGAAATCCAGATGACTGAATTGGTCAAGTCACTTAAAGGTAAAGATTTTGCTTCTTGTCGCAAATGGGTTACCAATAACTTAGACAATGATACCACACGCATTTTCCGGAATGTGTATGATACATTATATGAACAACTGAAACCAAATTCTGTTCCACAACTGGTTCTAATTTTGGCAAAGTATCAATATCAAGCTGCTTTTGTGGCCGACCACGAAATCAATCTCATTGCATGTTTGACTGAAATTATGGTTGAATGTGAATTCAAATGAGCCCGTTTGATTATGCAGACTACATCCTCAGAAAAAAAGTACCTGAAGGTGAGTTGGATTTCAAAGATTATGCACCCTTCCTAGTCAACAGGTCATTGTCCTATCACCTAGACTGTGTTCTTTATGCAAGTGAATTGAACATGTGGCCAGGTGTTGACAAAGACATGCAATACCACTATCTTCTAAATAGTATCAGGCCTATGAAACGAAAGTTCGTTCCGTGGCAAAAGGCCGATTCTAATAAGAATATTGAGTGTGTGAAAATCTATTATGGGTATTCTAACGCCAAAGCTAAAGAAGCTCTCCGTATTCTTACTGATGAACAAATCGCTGTTATAAAAACAAAAATAGATACAGGCGGAGTGAAGAATAATGATAGAAATTAAAGACTTGATTGAGGTCACATTGGCGGAAAAGGATGATTTTCTTAAAGTTAGAGAAACATTGACACGCATCGGCGTTGCATCAAAGAAAGACAAAACGCTTTATCAATCATGCCACATACTACATAAGCGTGGACAATATTACATTGTACACTTCAAAGAGTTGTTTGCATTGGATGGTAAACCGACAGACATTAGTGAAAATGACTTGTCTCGTAGGAATGCCATTGTGAATCTATTGGAAGATTGGGGTCTATTAACTATCGTTGATAAGAAACAAACGGAGACACCAGAACCTATATTCTTATCACAGGTTAAAATCATTTCACATAAAGAGAAGTCTGAGTGGCAATTAACACCAAAATATAACATTGGTAAAAAACCACAAACTCCACAGTAAACTGTATAAATAAAGGTGTTCTTAGTCCCTCGGGATGGGAACTACCATGCCTCTGAAGGGTAGTAAAATATCCAGGGGCACCAAATTGCCCACCTTAGGGCCGTTTAGATGTTTCGGTAAAAAGCGTCCGTGTAATTACACCCTCAACACGAAAGTTTGAGCCAGTATAAGGTAAGCTGGAAATACCGTCATGCCTTCGGGGTGACAAATTTTAACTCGCTTAATAGGAGAAATAATGTTAAATAATATTAACACTGCCATCGACACGTTACAAAGTGTCAAAAGTAAATTCGTTGAAACCTGCGTTGATAACGAAGAACTTAAAAAACCACTCAATGCGTTCATCACAGCACAGACCACTTTTGCAAAGACTGTAGCTAAATCTCACAACGACTTCTTCACTTCATTGGCTATGGCAGCATATGCCTTTGACGCGAAAAAAGCCTTTGCTAAGAAATAAGGAGAACACATATGACTACTTTTCCCTCTATAATGGATTTCCATAAATTCGATCCGTTCGCAGTAGGTTTTACTGATGTATTCAAAGACTTACAAGAAATGTCCAAGACTGTGCAGAAAGCAGTTTCTTATCCACCATATAACATCAGACAAATTAAAGAAAACAAATTTGTCATTGAGATGGCTGTGGCCGGCTTTGCAAAATCTGACATTGAAGTTACCTTAGAAGGCAACAAACTGATTGTGAAAGGTCTCTCACAGGACACAGAAGCACCAGAATCCTTCATCTACAAGGGTATTGCTAACCGAAATTTCACCCGTGAATTCAAACTCAATGATAAAATTGAAATTGAAAATGCCGAAATGGCCAACGGAATGTTGAGAATCTGGTTGGAAAACATTGTCAAAGCTCAAGACGCAATCAAAAAAATTGCAGTTAAAGAGAAGGCTGACAAATGAAATCACTCTTAAAATTTCTATTAAATATCGTTGAAGCTATACAAGAAACACGAGCCATGAAGGCTGAGTTGTATGTAAAGAACCACTTTAAGGGTTCCTGAAATGTTAAATTGGTGGCCAGCCTCAGATGAGGAGTGGGACCGGTTAAACTATCCGGAAAAATATTTACCAACTAAGTGATAAAAGGGGCTTGACAGGCCCCTTTTTTTCCTGTATAATTTATTCATTATGTCAAAAAAACAATTTAAATCAGTACACCAACTCAAAAGAGTTCGGTCTAAATTTAATCCAACGGATATTTTCTACACAGATTCTTCTTGGGAAACCAAAGAGGTTGATGGTGTGGTGTTCATCTACGTCATTAAAAATGTCGGCCTTAGAGAAACACCAAAGCTGATGCGGAAAGAATCTTTAGAAGTTATTCGTTGATTAATGGGCCTCTAGCTCAT